TGGAAACAGTTTTCAAAGTATACAAACAGAAAGAACTGTTAGAAGATGCTATTATTATCTATCGTGTACAGCGTGCGCCAGAACGCAGAGTGTTCTATGTTGACGTTGGTAACATGCCAAGCCACTTGGCTATGCAGTTTGTGGAGAGAGTAAAAACCGAGATTCACCAAAGAAGAATACCTAGTTCGACAGGCGGAGGGCAGAATGTTATAGACAGCAGCTACAATCCCTTGTGTTTAGACTTAGAAACAAAAATTCCTTTACTTGATGGTAGAACTTTAACTCTTAATAAGCTAATAGAAGAATTTGACCAAGGCAAGGAAAACTGGGCATACAGTTGTAATCCCGAAACCGGAGAGGTTGTTCCGGGAGTAATAAATTGGGCAGGAGTAACAAGAAAAAATACCGAAGTTATTAAACTTACTCTTGACAATGGAGAAACATTGACTTGTACTCCGGATCACAAGATTCCAGTGTTTGGTAAAGGTTTTATTGAAGCAAAAGATATAAAATCAACAGACAGTTTAATATCCTTTGAAAAACAAAATCAAAAAATCTCGCATAATTCAAATGAATATGAACAAGTTTGGGACCATTCTACAAAAACTTGGAAATGGACACATCGTATTGTGGGAGAATTTTTTAGAAAAATCAATAAACATCAAGAGTTTACTTTTTTAGAAGAAAATATAGGAAAAGAAAAAACAGTTATACATCATAAAGATTACGATCGTTTTAATAATGATCCGAGAAATTTACAGTATATGAACAAAACCGATCATATACTATATCATGCTTCGTTAAAAGAAGATTATTGGAAAAATTTATCTTCAACTGAGAAAGAAATTTTATCTGATAAAATTTCTGGAACATTGAAACTATACTGGAAAAATATGTCTGATATAGAGAGACAAAGTGCGCTTTATAATATTAGAAAAGCGCAAAAGAAGTCAGTGTGGATGAGACAAAATGATACTATAACCAAAGCTAGCTATAGTAAAAATCAAAGCATTTCTAGAAAAAAATATATCAATGAAAATCCAAAGTTTAAAGAAATGCTAAACAATAACCTTGAGAATAGAGTAAAGATTAAGAATCAAGAATTAAATCTAACTTTTGAAATGTTGCAAATAGTTGTTGATATTGTAAAAAACGAATCAACAAATAAAAATTGTGTTATTGAACTTTGTGATAAAAACAAAGAACTGTTAGAATTAGTTAAAAAAGAAAATTCAATACCTTTGGAATACAAAAATGCACAATGTAAAATTGATTTTACTAAGTTTGGTTATAGTAAATTAAATCGATTAATTAAAAAGCACGGTTATAAGAATTGGAAGCATTTTACAAGATCTGTAGAACAGTTTAACCATAAAATTGTAAAAATAGAAAAAGGAGAAAACAGAGACACAGGTACAATTACTATCGATGGCACAGAGAGATGGCACAATTATCATACTTTTGCTATTGATTCCGGCATATTTGTTAAAAATTCAATCAATGAAGATTACTTCTTTCCACAAACAGCAGAAGGCCGTGGATCAAAAGTTGAAACACTGCCAGGCGGTACAAACCTAGGAGAGATTGATGATCTACGATACTTCACTAATAAGCTGGTACGCGGACTACGTATCCCAAGTTCGTACTTACCAACTGGAGCAGATGATTCAAGTGCACAATATAATGATGGACGTGTGGGCACTGCATACATACAAGAACTTCGCTTTAACACCTATTGTGAACGTCTGCAAGGGCTAGTTACTGAACAGTTTGATACAGAATTCAAACGTTATCTTTTGGAAAAAGGTGTTAACATTGACACTTCGATGTTCTCACTTAAATTTCAACCACCACAGAACTTTGCTGCTTATCGTCAAAAATGAACAGCTATGGAGAGAAGAAAACGACGAAGGCTTAGAAACACAAACAACTGATGCCAGTGCTGAAATGAGAGGTGCTGGTATAAGCGGAGCAGGCATAGAAGGCGACCTCGGAGGAATGGAAGACGAAGTAGAAGGAGGCGAACCTCCGGTAGAAGGAGGCGAAGGCGAAGCACCTGATACAGTAACTGATCAATCCGTTGGCGGCGGAGAAACGCCACCTTCGGACCAAACTATATAAATAATGTTATGATACTACGTGAATTATTTTACTTTGACAAAGAGACTGTAGAACCTGTAGAGGATGATTCGTATGAACCCAAATACGATCAGTCTCCTCTAGAGTATGATGATACACGAAAAACTAGATTAAGTCTATCTCAAATTAATCGAATTAGAAAAGCAAGTGAAATTCACAAAAAAGAAAAACAAAATGAATTAACATTTGTAAGACAGATGTACGGAGTAGCTGCAAACGCAGAAGCCGGCGGAATATAAACAATGGCTAAAATCGACAAGCGTCAATATTCAAAGTCAGAATGGCATAGTATTAGAGCGCAGCGTCGACAAGAAAAAATCACCAAACGCCAAACTGAATCAACCGAAGTTGATCTACAGATTGATAAAACAAAAACAATCTTTGTTGTTGGAAATGGAACTAGTAGAAAACCTGTTGATTTAACTTTGTTGAAAAAATATGGCAAAGTCTATGGATGCAATGCACTGTATAGAGAATTTGATCCCGACATTCTTGTTGCTGTTGATACCAAAATGGTTTTAGAATTAAACAAAGCAAAGTATCAACATCGTGTTCCTGTTTGGACCAATCCCAACAAATCATATTCTAGCATGACCGGCTTTAACTTTTTTAATCCTTCAAAAGGTTGGAGCAGTGGACCAACTGCGTTATGGAAAGCCAGTGAAGATAGTGCTGAAAAAATTTATATTCTTGGATTTGATTACAAAGGTCTAGGTGAAGATCATGACAAAGTAAACAATGTGTATGCTGGTACACAGAATTATAAAAAAGAACACGAAAGAGCTACTTATTATGGAAATTGGCTTAAACAAACAGCAATTACTATTCAAAAAAATCCGCAAACGAGATATATAAGAGTAATAGAAGATAGAGGATTTGTTCCAAAAGAACTGTCAAATCTGTCAAATTTAACGCATATGACTGTTGAAGAATTTACAAATTTCTTCAAATAGTATTAATTTTTTTCAAAACGGCTTATTTTGAGCCTATTTCCATGCTGTTTTTCCCCTTTATGTTAAATATATTGGACAGCCCTACACTAACAGTGTGACAACCAATATACAGGAGAAACAAATGGCAGATCGCAAAAAGTTTGAAGAAATGCTAAACCTTCTTATCAATGAAGATAAGGAAGGCGCACAGGCATTGTTCCACGAGATTGTGGTAGAAAAATCAAGAGATATTTACGAGTCACTTCTTGAAAATGAAGAAGAAGTTGATGAAGCAGACGACGAAGAAGTTGATGAATCAGACGAAGACCTAGACGAAGCAGACGACGAAGATGATGAGTCAGACGACGATCTAGACGAAGGTTTTGATCTTGACGAGTTTGAAGTTGAAGCAGACGACGACATGATGGGCGGCGATCCAACTGACGACATGATGTCAGATCTAGGTGCAGATGACGAAGAAGGCGACGACATGGACATGGATATGGACGACGAAAGTGACGAAGGTCTAGACGATCGTGTTGAAGACCTAGAAGACGCACTTGAAGATCTAAAAGCTGAGTTCGACGAACTAATGGGCGGCGAAGATGACATGGGCATGGAACCAGGTGACGACGACGACCAAGAAACATACGGCGACGAAGACGACGACATGGATATGGACGACGAAGAAGATGACGAAGAAAAAGAGTCTTATCAATTTGATGACGACGAAGACGAAGATGATGACGACGAAGAGATGGACGAAGGTTCATATAAGAAAAAGTCAAAGAAGTCAGCTGGCGAAGAAATGCGCGAGTATGTAGAAAAAATTGGCGGCGACCGTTATGATGCATTTGGAAAAATGGGAGATGATGGCGCAAATACAAAATCAGCAGTAGCAGGCAAGAATGACATGGGCGGAACAGCACAGAACATTCTACGCACCGATACTGAAAACAGTGGTGAAGCAGGAACAGCAGGCGGTAAAGTCAAAGGTTCAGCACTGAATGACCAATCTCCAAAGGACATGAGCACTGGTAATGTTAATGTACCCGGAGGTAAAGCTGGTGGTAAGCATATGAAAAAAGTAAGTGGCGGTGGTGTAGATAACAATTCTGTACTCAAAAAAGACGCTGCTGACAAAAGTGCAACAAGCACACTGAACAAAGTTTCTACCAGAGCAAAGTAAGGACAACTGAATGAAAAACTTACGAGAGCATTTGACATTCGACCAAGCTAAAATGGTAGTTGAAAACGCCAACGAAGGCAAAGATCTTTATATAAAAGGTATTTGTATACAAGGAGGTGTTAGAAATGCCAATCAGCGAGTATATCCTGTGAATGAAATTGGCAGGGCTGTCAAAACTCTCAATGATCAAATTAGCGGAGGATACAGTGTTCTCGGAGAAGTTGATCATCCAGAAGGACTTAACATTAATCTTGACCGTGTAAGCCATATGATTACAGAAATGTGGATGGATGGCCCTAACGGTTACGGAAAAATGAAAATACTACCAACTCCGATGGGACAGCTAGTTAAAACCATGCTCGAAGCAGGTGTAAAACTAGGTGTCTCATCGCGCGGCTCCGGCAACGTCAGAGAAGACGGCTCGGGCGAAGTATCAGATTTTGAAATAATCACTGTGGACGCTGTGGCACAGCCCAGCGCCCCTGGTGCATATCCCACACCAATCTATGAGCATCTAATGAACGCTCGCGGAGGATATAAGGCATACGAAATGGCACAGGCAACAAGACATGATGACAAGGCACAAAAGTATCTAAAGGAATCGTTGATTAACATAATCAACAAACTCCAGTGAACTAGGAGAAAGTAATGATAGATGCACTGAAAACACTTTTTGAAAACGATGTAGTTTCACAAGAAGTCAGAGCACAGATTGAAGAGGCTTGGGAAGCAAAGATTGCGGAAAACCGCCGTGCTGCAACTGCTGAACTTCGCGAAGAATTTGCGCAGAAGTATGAGCACGATAAAGCAACAATGGTTGAAGCAATTGACACTATGCTATCTGAGCGCCTAGCAGAAGAAATTCAAGAATTTTCAGAAGATCGCAAGCAGCTTGCAGAAGCGAAAGCCAAGTATGCTGTTAAAATGCGTGAAAATGCTGACCTTCTAAAAGGCTTTGTAGTAGAACAGCTACAAACAGAAATTCAAGAACTACGAGCAGACAAGCGAGCAATGGCAGAAAACTATTCCAAGCTTGAAGAATTTATCGTAGAAGCTCTATCTTTAGAGATTGCAGAATTTAATGAAGACAAGAAAGATTTAGCTGAAACAAAAGTACGTCTTGTACGTGAAGCTAAAACACACTTCGCTAAGGTCAAGAAAGACTTTATCGAAAGAAGTGCTGACCTAGTATCAGAAACAGTTTCGAAAAACCTTAACAAAGAAATTTCGTCATTGAAAGAAGATATTGATTCAGCACGTAGAAACGACTTTGGTCGTAAAATCTTCGAAGCATTTGCGTCAGAATATGGTTCAAGTTATCTTAACGAAAAATCAGAAACTGCGAAGCTAATGAAAGTGCTTGCTGTTAAAGACAAGCAAATTTCAGAAGCAAAAGCATTTGCTGCGAAAGCAAAGCAACTTGCAGAATCAACAAACCGTGAAAAGACACAGCTAGTTGAATCGGCAAAGCGTGAAAAAATGATGAATGAACTTGTAGGTCCTCTTGCAAAAGACCAAAGAGAAATCATGACAGACTTACTGGAATCAGTACAAACTGACAGACTGCAAACGCAGTTTAACAAGTACTTACCGGCAGTTATCGACGGTAAAGGTCCAGCGAAGCAGAAGGCAAAACTTACAGAAGGCAAAGAAATAACAGGCAACCGTGAGCAATCACAAACAACAGTTAGTAGTAAAGCAGATGATCACAATGTATTAGACATTCGTCGTCTTGCTGGATTAAATTAAGGAGATAATAATGTCAGAACTACTAGAAAGTCGCTGGCAGGATACAAAGACAGCACTTCTTGAAGGCCTAGATGGCAACAAGAAAGGCGTAATGGCAACTACGCTAGAAAACACTCGTCGTTATCTAGCTGAAACTGCAACTGCCGGTGCTACTTCTGCCGGTAATGTCGCAACTCTAAATAGAGTTATCCTACCAGTTATTAGACGTGTAATGCCAACAGTCATCGCAAACGAGCTAGTTGGTGTACAACCAATGACTGGCCCAGTTGGTCAAATCCATACTCTGCGTGTTCGCTATTCAGACACAGCAGGCGCAGGCGCAGCAGGTGCATCAGCAGGGGAAGAAGCTCTAAGCCCATTCAAAATTGCTGAAGCATATTCAGGTGAAAGCGCAACCAAAGGTGGTACTGATACAGGTACTGCTGGCGCAACAGCAGCATTTGAAGGCACTGCTGGTAACAGACTAAGCATTCAGATTCTAAAGCAGACTGTCGAAGCTAAAACTCGTAAGCTATCAGCACGTTGGACTTTTGAAGCTGCACAGGATGCTCAGTCACAGCATGGTATTGATGTAGAAGCAGAAATTATGGCTGCTCTTGCACAAGAAATTACTGCTGAAATCGATCAAGAAGTACTACAGTCACTTCGCGCACTAGGCGGAACTGCGGTACAAACTTACGATCAAGCAGCAGTAAGTGGTACTGCTACTTTTGTTGGTGATGAGCACGCAGCACTTGCGGTTCAAATCAACCGTGCGTCAAACGTAATCGCTCAGCGTACACGTCGTGGTGCAGGTAACTGGGCAGTTGTATCGCCATTCGCGCTTACAATTCTTCAGTCTGCAACTACTTCGGCATTTGCACGCACAACTGAGGGTACTTTTGAAGCACCAACAAACACTAAGTTTGTAGGTACACTAAACAACGCTATGCGTGTTTATGTAGACACTTATGCAGCTGATAATACTTCGGTACTTATCGGTTATAAAGGTTCTGCAGAATCAGACGCAGCAGCGTTCTATTGCCCATACATCCCGCTAATGAGCTCGGGTGTTGTGCTAGATCCGTCGACTTTCGAACCAACAGTAAGCTTTATGACTCGCTATGGTTATGTTGAGTTGACAAACACTGCGTCATCGCTAGGTAACGCAGCAGACTATCTAGCAAACGTTGCTATTAGCAGCGGAAACGTAAGCTTCAGCTAATAGTTTTAAAATACTAAACAAAATAGGCCCCGCGGGGCCTATTTTTATATCCGCAGTTTGGATAGGGACGTCCAATTAATAAAAGATATTTAGGTGCTACTGCAAACGGTGGCGATCTTACTGGCGAAGAAAGATTAACAGCTATCGTAAAAGTAGGTACAAATGCACGGTCCGAAACCGGTATTGTTTTACGTCAGAGAACTGAAACAAAATTCAAAGTGGATGATGCTGCCGCAGGAGACGGTAATCAAGGTGTATGCACACTGGTGAACAAGGAACTGCCAAGCAACGGTCCTTTCTATGTATTCGGCACAAGCGCAAGTGGCATGACAATGGGCCAATCAGGATATTTTTATCCTGTGTACACGGTTGAGAGTTTGGCAAATGACGCAGATGATGGAACAGGCATGATGGGAGCTGGATCTCATTCACACACGTTTGAGGAATATCCAGGTGTAACATTTTATATGCCAAACAGTTCAATGAATCATGCAGAACAATCAGAACCTAGTGGATTTAGAGACTATGAAACCAGCTTGGGTATAGATGAAGATGAAATGGTATTGAAAGGTTATGTCAGTGGCTCGGGCGACGGTGTAAACATTCGCAAAATGCATAATCGCACGGCAATCGATTTCGACAACAATCGTTATACCTGGGAAATCCAAGACGATTCAACTGCAAATGTACTAGTACTAACAGCTATCTAATTATAGGGGGCAATGCCCCCTATACCTTCTAGGAATATTCAATGTCTAAATTTCTTATAGATACTGCTGGTATACAAATAGATAGAGGATCATTTTTAGATGCATTTTTTATATTTGACGAATCACTAACTGATCCAGTAGATAGAGTAGACAGTGATCTAAAACCTGGCCTATTTAAATTTGAATTAGAAGGCGGAGTTACTAAAGGAATTTATACTAACAGTATTAGTACCGGTGGCGAAAATCTATTAATTAGTACTGGCAGTGGTGTAATTAGTGTAAGTGGCACAACAAACTACGAAACAAACGTAACAGATGATGACGATATTACTAATAAAAAATATGTAGATGATGCAATATCAACAGCATTTGCTACAGTTTTACTACCGCAAATTGGCGAGGGAGAAACTACGCCGTCACGAGTAGTTGTTAAAGATATTGAAGAATCATCAGTATCAGAAAGTCAAATAAATTTTGATATTGATGATGTAAACATAGGAAATTTTTACAGCAATAGATTTGAATTAGGTAACATAAGAATTATAGATACTACTATAGAAACACTGGCATCTAATGAAGATTTAATTTTAAGTGCTCCGGGAACAGGTGATGTTATAGTAGACGACACACTGAAATTAAACAGTGTTCCAAGTGTAATTGATCCTAATTTAGTACCTACTGTGCCGTTAGACGGAGTAAAAATATATACAGGCAACGAATCAACTGGCAACACAGGAATTTATTTCGTTAATCAAAACGAAACACGCGACGAAGTAATAAGTAGAAATAGAGCATTAGTCTTTAGTATGATTTTTTAAGGAAAAACAATGGCAATAGTTAACGCACAACTTACAACAACAGACTTAAATATTTTAACTGTTCCTCCCGGAAAGACATATGCTGTGACAAATATACTGGTTTGTAACAACAGTGATACCGACAGTGCAAGTTTTGATTTGCACTTTCTAAGCGGACAGCCTAAAAATAACAACATTACCAGAGTAATCAACAATCTTGAACTTACAGCTCAAGAAACTTTTACTTTTGATTCGGAAAGAATAATACTATCCGAAGGTGACATAGTATTATTTGTTGCAGAGCCGGACGCAGGCAGCGGGTTAACTGATTTATCAGCTACAGTGAGCTATTTGGAAGTATAATATGAGATTGATAAAGCGTCAAACTACTAATTCTAGAAGCATAACAGGCAAAGGTGTTCGATATGACATTGATGATCAAGTTATTCTTGACAGTAAAAATGTTATGTTAATTCCAAAAGGAGAAACAGCAGATCGCCCGCAGTTTCCTAACGAAGGTCATCTTAGATTTAATACTTCTACTGATGCAGACGGTGCTGTTATTGGCTTTGAATCTTATTATGATAGCAGTTGGAGACGAATTAGATTCAAAGAACCATTTCAGAATCCAGGTATAGTGCAGCAGAATCTTGGAGCAGGCGATGCTACAGAAACTGTGTTCGGACCATTAGACAGCGGCGACCCTGATTATCCTGTTCCAGCTGCTGCACAAAATGTTATAGTTTTAGTTGAAAACGTTTTCCAAATATCAACTACTAACTACACACTAGAACAAAGTGTCGGAGGAAATTTAACAGGACCAAGTGCTCCATATGCTGACGGCTGGTATTTGAAATTTTCTTCCCCTGTACCACTTGGCAAAGAAGTAACTGTTTTACATAACTTTGACAAATAAATACAGTATCAAGGGGATACTGCATGTCATCAATAGGTAGAATATCAGGGCAACTCTTAAAAGATAACCTTTTAAGACAAAGTGATTTAAATTTTAAAAATACTGTCAGTGACACAGCACTGTTGCATTTTGATGTAAATAACCGTCGCATAGGTGTTAACACAGAATCTCCAAGTGATATTTTAGAAGTAGTTAATCAAATTGCATCTACAAATTACATTTCTCCATATTTAAATATAGATAATATTTCTATTCAGTATATCGCTAACAATGGCACAAATACAGGGAATGAAATTGTTGCAAATACTGGGGATTTATTCCTTAATTCAAGTGATAAAATAAGCTCAAGCAGTATTGCAACTGACGACATTAATTTTGATAACAATGTTATATCTACATATACAACTGATACAAATTTAGAAATTAGACCAGAAGGCACTGGCGCTGTAAATATAGGTGACAGCAATAATGAAACTCAGTTAAACATAACTGGATCGTTATATACTACAGGAAACATCACTTTCGGTGCCAATTTAACGCTGGGCGACTCTGATGAAGATAGTGTAGACTTTCAAGCTGATGTTAACAGTGATATTGTCCCTGATCAAAATAACACATACAATTTAGGATCGTCTGAAAAGCAATATGAAAATTTATACAGTAATTTACTCAATGGACAAAAAGTAACAGTATCTAATTTAAACTTAGATGATATAAGTTTGGCACGCAGACAAGGGAATATTTTTTATGTGTCGACATTGGGTGATGACTCAAATGTTGGAGATCATCAACACGGAGCATTTAGAACTTTAAAACATACACTGGAAGTTGTAGACGCAAGTTCTCAAGGTCCTGTAATAATTCACATATATCCGGGAGTGTACGAGGAAGAATTTCCTCTTACAGTGCCTGAGCGGGTTACAGTGTCAGGCGAAGACATTAGAAATACTGTAATTAAACCCACAGTTACTACACAAAATAACAGTGCATTTTTATTAAATCAAAATTGCGTAATTGAAAATGTTACAGTAAAAGATTTTTTCAGTCCGGGCTATGCTTTTGGATTTGCTCCCGGTGCACTAATACAAGAAAGATCTCCTTATATAAGAAACGTTACAGTAATTACCAAAGGCAGTGTTACAAGTGCAACAGATCCGAGAGGCTTTGATCAAGAAGATGCCGGCCGAGGAGCATTAGTAGACGGAGCAGTAGTAGACGAAAATACTGAAACTCCCAGTATGCTGTTTCACAGTGCTACATTTATTACACCTGGTGTAAACGCTGTAGAAATGACCAACGGTGTAAGAGTAGAATGGCTAAATTCATTTACATATTTTGCCAACAGAGGATTGTATGCAACTCAAGGAACTGGCCGAACTGCGTCTGATGGAAGTACACTAGAATTCGGAGCAGAAATAAGAAGTATAGGTTCTGCTAATGTATACGGAAATTACGGAGCAGTAGCAGACGGCACAAATACTTTAATGTATTTAATCGGACACAATTTTGCATACACAGGAGCAGGAAAAAATGTTTCAAATGATAGAACATTAACGCTGCAAGATCAAGAAACTCAAGAATTAAATCAAGGTAGAATTTACTATACTGCAACAGACGCAGATGGAACTTTCAGAGTAGGTGATGCATTTTATGTAAATTTTGAAGACGGTACAACAAACATTGATATTGACAATATAGATTTTTCTGGAGTTAGCAGTATTATTATCAATGATGGTGGTGATATTACATATATTGACGGAGAAAGAATTGATCTAGGCAATTTGAGATTCAGCGGTAATACTGTTTACAGTCTCGACGGTGATATTATTTTTAAAGCTGCGTCACTGAGAACACTTTTTGATAGCAATACAGGATTTAGTATTGCCAAAGGCAATACTGCTCAACGAAAATTAGAAGAAAGTGACTTTAGATACAATACTGACAACAACTTATTTGAAGGGTTCGGAGAAGCAGTTACAACCTTTGCAGGAGTTTATTCACAGGATCAAAATACCTTTATTACTGCAAACAATCAAGAGGGTGATATAGTTTTTGTTACAGAAAATATAGAATCTGTGAGAATTTCAGGAAACAATATTAATTTAGATGATTCCAGTCTTGGTCAATTTGGCAATGTAGAACTAAAAGGCATATACAATGGCAATATCTTAATCGACGATAATATTATACGGACATCAGAATCTAATTCTGATTTAGAATTGATACCAAACGGATCAAGCTACACAAAACTTGAAGATTTGTATGTTTATTCTAGCATAATTGAAAATTTTGAAAATAATAATTTAAGCTTATATGTCACTGATCAAGGATATGTTAAATTTGACAGTTCAGGAGGTATTGTTGTACCATACGGAGATGATTCCGATAGACCGTCGACACCTGAGATTGGCGATACACGTTGGAATACTGAACAACTTTACCTAGAAGTTTGGAACGGCGAAGAATGGCAAAGAGCCGCAGGCACCGGTGAAGAAGTTACAGAAGATATTCTTAAAAATTTAGTAGATATTTACACCCTTGTACTGGGTTAATTTTATTTTAAGATAAATATTATTAATGAAGGCAGTAGACCAAACGGCCTCAGGACAAACTGTGGTTCGCCAGCAAAGAGCATATGCTGAAAATTTGGCGAGAGGGACAGGATCCCCGTATTGAGGAGAAGAGATGGCTATTGGTCGCATATCAGGTCCGCTCTTAAAGGCAAACCTTCTACGTGAGGGCGTAGATTTAGCCTTTGAGACCGATTTATTATACCTAGATGTTAATAACAGTCGCATAGGTATTAATAATTCTACACCTCAATACGATTTAGATGTAACAGGTACAACTCGAAGCACAGGCTTAGAAATTAGCACTTTGGCAAATATTGCCGACATTACTATCAGCGGAACAACAATTGAAACAACACAAGATGTTTTAACGCTGGGCACTGCAGACAATGTTGTTTATCAAAACAAACTAACAGTCGACAATATTGACGTAGGACACATAGGTTCTAATGTAATCAGCACAAACGGCACTGATACTAATTTAGAAATACGTCCAAATGGCAGTGGGACTGTAGAAATTTTTGCAGATACTAATGTATACGGCGACATAGTAGCAACTGGAAGTATTGTTGCTGAAGGGAATATCACAATTGGTGATGCAGACACTGATAATGTAACATTTAATGCAGAAATAGGTTGCAGAAAACGGCGACGACTCGTACACAGGCGATCATCCCAATGACCCATTTTCGACAGTAGAACAAGCACTGAGCATAGCACAAACGGGCGATACTGTTCACGTATACCCTGGTGTTTACAATGAAAACTTTCCCCTTACTGTGCCTGCAGGCGTTACACTAAAAGGTCATAGTTTACGAAGCGTAAACATACAACCTACAATTGCAACTCAAAATAACGATGCAATATTGTTAAATGGTGAAAGCACAGTTGAAGATATAACTGTGAGAAATTTTTATTCACCTGGTTACGCATTTAAATTTGCTCCTGGGTTTACAGTTACTAGTCGTTCGCCCTATGTAAGAAATATATCAGTAATTACCAAAGGCACTGTTACAAGTGCAAGTGACCCGAGAGGCTTCGATCAAGGAGACGCAGGTCAAGGCGCTTACTTAGACGGTAGTGTGGCAACTGCAAGCTCAAGAGAAGCTGGTTGTTTGTTTCATTCAGTAACATTTATTACACCCGGTGTAGACGCACTGACTATCACTAATGGGGTAAGAGTAGAATGGTTAAATTGTTTTACTTATTTTGCCGATCGTGGATTGTAAAAAGTTGCAAGAATATTTGATTTTAGAGCAGGAACTATAGTTGACAATGCTCTTTCTATTAATATCAATGGACTAACACCTGAAGTTTATATTAATGGCGCTTATAGAATAAGTGGAAGTGCAGATTTATCATTAAATAATTGGAATCACTTAGCATATGTTAAAAACGGATCAACAGGAACATTGTATCTAAATGGGCAAAGTGTAGGATCTTGGACAGATAATACAGATTATGGAATAGCAAAACCTCTTGTTATAGGAGCATTATTTGACGGGAACACTTCGTATTGGGACGGATGGCTAGACGAAACTAGAGTATCAAAAGGAGTAGCTAGATATACTCAAAATTTTGCTGTGCTAAGTTCTGAATTTACCAGCGACGATGATACTGTATTACTATTGCATTACAACGGAGAAGACAGTTCAAATGTAATAACTGATGATGCTCAAGTAAGTCAAGATATACAGTTCAGCAGCGGCGCAACAGCTGATTTTGTTACACTAGCAGATTTTACAGATTTCGGCGGCGAACTAAGAAGTATAGCTAGTGCTAGTGTTTATGGTAATTACGGTGCATACGGTGACGGCGTTGGTGTTTTGATGTATCTAATATCTCAAAACTTTGCTTACATTGGCAATGGTAAAGAAGTAAGCAACGATGCAACAACAGTGATTCAGACAAATGAAGTAGTAGAATTAAATGATGCACGTATTAGATACAGCAGTGTAGATCATCAAGGCGATTTCAGAGTAGGTGATCTTTTTTATGTAAATCAACAGACTGGTAATGTTGAATTTACAAGTACTGAATTTAATATTGAAACTTCAAGTGGTATTTCGATTACAACTAACGGTAGTACTACTAATATCACAGGTGAAAAAATTGATACCGGTAATCTTAGAATCAGCGGCAATACAATTGAAAGTTTAAGTGGCGATGTTAACATCGAAGCAGCTAGCGGAACTGTGAGAATTGACAGTACAGGTGCGTTAAATCTCCCTACAGGAACAACAGCAGAGCGCCCTGCGTCGCCCGAACTAGGAATGGTTCGATATAATACAGAAACTGATCTTTTTGAAGGCTATGACGGAAATTGGATTACACTTAACGGTGTAAGAGATCTAGATTTAGACACATATATCACAGCAGAACTAACACCAACTAACACAGTGCCAAACAGCGTTACTGTATTTAGAAATACCGGCACAGGCTATACTAAATTTGAAGGTACAGGTGGATTAGTTATACCTTCAGGTGAGGATACAGAGCGCCCTGCAAATCCATACCTAGAAACGGGTATGATGAGATATAATACAGATCAACAGTACGTAGAAATTTACGACGGAACAAGCTGGGTGTCAGTTGCAGGTGCAACGGGCTCTATTAATGTTAATCAAGCAGAAGATCTAGCAATAGAATATGTTTTAACTTTAGGATAATAATATGGCAACACAATTTAAAAATAAAGTTGTAAAAGAAGTAGGCACTGTACCAATTTTAGGATTAGAAACCAACGCCGGTACTCAAAGCACAGTTGTAGGGTTAAGTCTAGCAAACCTTACAGAAAGTTTAATTTATGCAAGTATATTACTTCATGATGATACTAGCATTGAAGGATTCTTTTTAAAAGATGTTCCTGTTCCGCCTAACTCTAGTCTAAGAGCACTTGATGCAGGCGAAAAATTAATTCTAGCACCAAACAATCAACTGTTTTTTGTGTGTGATCAAGACGAAGGCCTTGACGTGATAATAAGTTATGTTGATATAGTATAAGGAAAAACGATGGCAAATTATATAGGATTTACCCCAGAGCAAATATACGGAGCAGTAACTAATCGTTTTTTCTACGGACTTCGTAGAACTGATCAAGGTGAATTATTTTTAGGTAAATTAGATCAACTAAAAAATGACGATTCGCTTACAATAAACAATCCAGGAAATACCGAAGACAATTTTAATAATTTTGAAGAAGGACAAGACTTTTTTGAAGGCAGAGATGTTAAACATCGTCTAGTTTACGAAAACTTAAAGTACGAGCAGTATAAATGGGATAATCAAAACATATATTACTATGTAAATTCAGAAGGTGAATTAGTAGTGAGAATTAATCAAGGTTATAATTATACAGATACTGTGTCAAGTTCGGGCGAATAA